CGTTCTTGAATACTTGGGACATATGCTTTCTTTTTTGACTTTTCATCTGCTTTTTTCTCTTCTATTATATCTTGACCTTGTTCAATTAATTCAGCAACCTTAGGTTTGATATAATCTGTCATAGGCTTTATTGAGCCCATTGTGCCGGCAAGTGTTTGCCAATAATCATCTTCAGCTTGTACAAAATCAGGACATCCGTCTAACAACATTTTACAATAAATGCCTACAAGTCCTTCATGTTTTGCCGCCTTTTTTGCACTAGATATTTCTGACTTTGTATATCCATTCTGTTTCATCCATGTAAACATATGCTCAATATTTTCAGTATGTTTGTAATTCATATACCAAAAATCGTTTACATTACGTTTAAGTCTATGTAATTTCTCACCACTTAATTTTTCCCAACCTTCAAAACTAGGTGCTTGCAAGCCTTTAATATTTCGCCTTGCGAGTTTTACTTTACGTTTTTTTGTGCTTTTCGGAATAGCCATAATGCCTCTCTGTTCGTGTCTGTACTAACTAATTTAGCATCTTTTGTAATTTTGTCAACCTCTAAGATATCGATAAATAAGTGTATGCCACGTTTAAGTTTATACAAACCGACCAAAACGAACGATTATCACTACATGGATCGCAATATCCGTGAGCAGTTTAGTGTTGGTGGTACAGGTGTACATGTACACAAATATTTAGGTCCAGCTGTTACACAGGACAAAAATGATCCTGCACAACCAAATTATATTGATGGCAGAGAAGTAGATCCACTTAGCGGTGAGTTTATAAATGTTGAAGGCATTATAAATGAAACTAAAGTTCAGGATCTACTGTTTATGGAAAACAGAGATAGAAAATACGATAAAGACATTTATGAATTACGTGGTGTATATAATGTACAAGATACAGATTTTGACCTGACACAATTTGGATTATTTCTTAGCAATGACATGTTGTATATGACATTCCATATGAATGAAATGGTTGAAATAATGGGCAGAAGATTGATGCCAGGTGATGTACTAGAACTTCCTCATCTAAGAGATGCATTATTGTTGAATGCAGACAAAAAAGCAATCAACAAATATTATGTCGTAAATGATGCAAACAGAGGTGCAGAAGGTTTTAGCCAAACCTGGTATCCACACATTTGGAGAGTAAAACTAAGTCCACTTACAGACAGCCAGGAATACTACGATATACTTGGAGATGGTAGTGAAGAAACTCTTAAAGCTGACCTTAGTACATATAAAACAGAATTTAATATAAGTGATGCTATTGTTGAAGCCGCTGATGCAGAAGATCCAACAGGAACTGCATTGACAGAACATTTATTTGGTTATGACTTTCCAACTTCTGGAGGTATTGTAAATCAACAAAGCAATTACAATCACGGTGAAAGTATTGCAAGTGGAGATCAATTTCCTAGTAATCCAAATGAAGGAGATTATTTCATTAGAACAGACTTTAATCCTAATAGATTATTTGTGAGACGTGGAAACAGATGGCACAGATTGTATGATAATATTACAGATCAAACTTGGACTGATAAGACTTATAATGCAAGTGAGTACATCTTTAACAATAATACAACCGTAGTAAATGATAGAGAAAGTAAAGAACTACAAGCAATGAGCGGAGTAATACCTGCCCGTCCTGACAATAAAATCCAGACATCTGGATTTGTTGCACAAGGTTATGTCGCAAAAGGTTATGTAGCATCTTAAGGAGAATAAAATGGCAATAGTAAAAAGACTAGTTAAAGGAAGTGAATTAACTCATTTAGAGTTGGACGGCAACTTTGATGATTTAGATAATAGAGTAAACATACTAGAAATGGCAAATCAGTCAGCATCACAAGTAGCAAGTTCTAGTATTGGTAATCTAAATGATGTAGATTTAACTGGAGTTTCAGCAGATAGTATTATAAAATATGATGCAGGGCAAAACAAATTTATTGTAGGTTCGAGTGATTTAATTAATGATACAACACCACAGTTAGGTGGCGATTTAGATACCAACGGCAACAAAATTACTTTTGCAGATTCAGTAAATGCAGAGTTTGGCGATAACGGTGATCTTAAAATATTCCACAATGGTGGTCATTCAATAATACGAGAAACAGGAACCGGAAGCCTATATCTTCAAAGTGACGATAATGTTATACTTTCTACTGATAGTAGCACGAAGAAAATGATAAAAGGTGTTGGCGGTGGTGAAGTTGTACTTTATCATAATGATGTACAAAAGTTGAATACATCAACAAGTGGTGTAACAGTAGTTGATGAATTGCACACAGAAGGTGCAACTCCTCATCTAACACTCAAAAGAACTGACAATGCCAATGTTCCAACACTACGTTTCAAAGGACAAGGAGGCACTATTGGTGCAAGTATTGACTTTGATGGTACAGCAGGAACTTCAAATGAACTTGCATTTCAAGTATATGACGGAGTCAGTTTAGCAGAACGTTTTAGAGTTACATATACTGGTGCTAAAGTGAATGGTGAATTGGTATTAGCTACACCAGGTACAGCACCAACGGCAAGCGGTGATCCTGGCGATCAAGGCGCAATACGCTATGATGATAATTTTCTTTATATCAAAACAGCAAGTGGTTGGAAGAAAGTGGCACTAGCCGCAGTTTAATCATTGATGAAGTGAGAGATAAGATAATATGGCATATACAAGCTCAAAACTAACAGCAGTACCTTACTTCTACGATAAACAGCTTCGTAGATATATTCAACAGTTTATTAGAATATTTGCTGGTTTTCAAGTAGCTATGCACAGTGATAGTGCAGGTAATGTTGTTTATCAAACTGCTCCGGTACGTTACGGTGATGTTAGTAGAATGGCGGCACACATTGTAAGAGAAAATTCAGAAAACATGGTTCAAACAACGCCTTTTATTAGTTGTCATGTCACAGGATTAGAAACTGCACCAGACAGAAGAACATTTGCTCAATATGAAGAAACTTTACCAGTATATGAAAAGAAATATGACGAAGCGACTAATAGTTATGTAAATGAGCAAGGTAATGCTTACAGTATAAAGAGACATCAACCTGTTCCATATAATCTTACAATGCAAGTTGATATATGGACATCAAATACAGAACAAAAATTACAATTACTAGAACAAATACTTGTATTGTTTAATCCTACGCTTAATATACATACCAGTAATAATGCGTTGGATTGGAGTACATTAAGCTATGTAGAACTAATTGCAAGCACATGGAGTATGAGAGCAATTCCAAGTGGTGTTGATGATATAATAGATATCAGTACGATGACATTTACAATGCCTGTTCTTATTAACCCACCAGCAAAAGTTACAAAGCAAACTATTATCCATACTATTATTGATAACATCAATGATACAGACGAAGCAGGATTAGCCGCACTAAGAGTAGGAAATAGTTATTTGCCATTATTTACAAGTTACAAAGTTGTAACACTAGATAATTACAAAATGCGGTTTACAATGAACTCTAGTGGAGATGGCTCTGCACAATTACTAAGCGAAAGTGGAACGAATACAGGACCAAATGGTATCTTAGAATGGAAAGAAATATTTAAACCTTTTGGTGAATTTAGAGATGACATAAGTCAATTGAGGTTAAAGCAAACTAATAATCCAGGAGTGACAGAAGGTGATATTGTTGGTACAATTAAAGTTAATACCAATGATCCAAATATATTAGACATAACAATGGATACAAATACATTTCCAACTATGACACAAACTGCGGTTGATTCTGTGATAAATCCACAAACAAATCAACCAGGAGATGGCACACTTGCCGCGGTGGTTGACGGTCAAAGATATTTGTTAACAGAAGATGTAGCCGGAGGTGCAGGTTGGCTAGGTAGTAATGCTAAGAAGAACGATATAATTCAGTACAGTGTAGGAACAAATCAATGGAATATTGTTTTTGATGCAAGTATGAATGGTTCAACTTTCCAATATGTTACAAATACAACTACATTAGATAGATTAAAATATGACGGTACTGCTTGGGTCAATGCTTTTGAAGGCACTTACAATCCTGGTTTTTGGAGAATATACTTATGAGTAGGGCAGGAGATTTAAGAAATGTTACAGCTACTGGTACATCAAGTGAAGACAACTATGTGTTAACTTATGATGATGCTACCAAAAAAGTTAGTTTAGAAGTTGCCCAAGGCGGTGATGTAGTAAATGATACAACCCCACAACTAGGTGGCAACTTAGATTTGAATAGCAATGATATAACAGGCACTGGCAATATCGACATTACAGGAACTATAGATGTCAGTGGTGATGCACAATTTAAATTATTAAAAATTTCTAATCCTGGTGGGAATCAAATGGTTATTAATAATGTATACTCTTCGGGTATACAAATCAGAGGTAATTGGGTTAGAATCCAAGACGCAACTGGTACATCTGATATGATTATAGGAAAACCTGGCTACGAAGTTGAACTTTATTACAACGGAAGTCAAAAATTAGAAACTACAAATACTGGTGTCACTGTTACTGGTACACTTACAGCATCTGGCACAGGTGTAATTGGTAGTTCAACAGCTGACACTACTATAAGTGGTGGTACACCAGCATTACAAGTTATAGGTTCTGGTTTTAATAGTTACTTGGCGGCTGTTAGACGAGATACATCACAATATGCGTCAGGAATAGCTTTAGTCAAAAGTAGAAATACAAGTGTTGGAAGCTATACAATAGTGCAAGACAATGATCAACTTGGATCAATTCTTTTTATTGGTGATGATGGTACAGATTTAGATACATATGGGGCAACTATTTCAGCAAGAGTGAATGGTACACCGGGTGCTAATAATATGCCTGCTGATATAGAATTCGCAACAAATAGTGGTACTAGTTCACCTACATTAAACATGAAGTTAACAAAAGATGGAGTGTTAGAAGGAGCCAGTGATGCTGAAATAAAAACCAGTCCTATTAGAATACATAGTAATACAATAAGTACAAATACAACTGTGGCATCAAATGAAAATGCAGTATCTGGTGGACCAGTAACTATTGCAAGTGGTGTAACAGTTACAGTGAGCGGTGATTGGACGGTGGTGTAATGGCAAGTGTATTAAAAGTAGATCAACTACAAGGTGTATCAACAGCCGCAGATGTACACATTCCAGGACATGTTGTTCAAGTAGTTAGTAGCACTAAGAGTGCAAATACTCAATGGTCATCGAGTTCAACTTCAATGTCAGATATAACCGGTGCTTCTGTAACTATTACACCAAAATATTCTACTAGTAAAATTTTATGGTCAGTAGCAGGTGATGCCGGTTCTAGTGGAACTAATAGTGCAATAGCATTAAGGTTAGTGCGGAATATAAATGGTGGAAGTTTTACGACACTTTGTGGTTCTGCTGGAATGTATTTAAGTGGCGCATATCAGTTTATATCAATGCAATTTGTAGATGAACCTAACACAACTGATCCTTGTGTCTATAAATTACAAGGATGTCGTACTACTACTAATGGAACAGTTTATTATCCAACTAATTGGGCTGGCACTTTAACTTGGACTTCTGCACAAGATACAAATACAATGGTTGTTATGGAGATCGCACAATGAGTACACTCAGCGTAAATAACATCATTGAAAAAACAACCAATGCTGGTGTAAAGATTCCAGGACATCCAATACAAACTGTTACTGGAGAATATAGTACAGCTAGTAGTACAACTTCAACATCAGCAGTACAAATGTGGAGTGGAACAAGCATAACTCCAAAATTTTCAACCAGTCTAATACATGTACAAGTAAATTGGTATGCAGTTCATCATGATTATTATGATGGATATATTCAACTAGCAAAAAATGGATCTTTGCATAATCAAATGATAGTGGTAAGAAATGCCGCTCATACTGGATCTGGATTTGTCGCCGCTGGCAGTAGAGGTTTTTGGTATTGTCCTATCTGGACTTGGAATTTTACTGAATCAGCTGGTAGCACAAATCAAATTACATATTCAATATATGGATGGACACAAAATGCTGGTCATCCTCTTTATTGGAATCAAGCACCTTCAAATGGAAATGTTACTCCAACGTCAACTATGATTTTAACGGAGATTGCACAATGAGTACATTAAAAGTAGAAAACATTCAACACACAAACGGTACTAATGCAATCGCGATTAGAAGCGATGGAATAATTACTAAAAACATAATTCCAATGTTAAAAGTTGGATTAAGTTCAGCGGCTACTATATCTGCTGGTTCAGGAAAAGTTCCATTTGATTCTTTTAACAATTCACTTGTGTTTGATCCAGAAGATAATATGAGTGCTTTTAATACATCAACAAATACATATACTATACCTTCTGGACTAGGTGGTCTATGGTTTATTAGTTGTCATGTTTATTCATCTAGTAATAACCCTAATCAAATAGCAGTAAATGTAAATGGTACAAGAGAAGATGCAATAGGCACTGACAATGGTGTTTCTAATATGAATCAAGGTGCAATTACTAAACGATTTAGTGCCGGTGATGAAATACAAATGTGGGTGTTCAATGCATCTCAAGTAATTATACAACCAAATACATTCCACACGTATTGGCAAATGAATTTTATAGGATAACAAAGGAACAACAAATGACATATATAGCAAAAGCATTAACAGAACTAGGCATAGACGGTTGGGTACTCAGAGGCCAACCCACAACCAAAGAAGAATTTGCTACAATGTATGCCAAAGTAACAGGTGAAGACGCTAATGGTATGGCAATAGAAAGCACAAAAGAAAGCGATTGGGGTTGTACTTGGGAAGATGTAAAAGCAAAAGCAGATGAACTTGAAGCTGGAGAGCCTATGCGTTTATTAAGAGAAGAACGCAACATGAGAATTGCCACTAGTGATTGGATGGCTAACAGTGACGTTACTATGACAGATGAATGGCGTACATACAGACAAGCCCTAAGAGATATAACTGAGTCAGCTACATCACTTGATGATGTAACTTGGCCAACAGAACCTTCATAATATGATACAAGCAAGCGGTTGTTGTTTTCTTGCTTTAGATACAGGCAGGATTATGCTACAACAAAGAAGTAAAAAAAGCAGTCACCCATTAACTTGGAGTTTTTGGGGAGGCAAAGCTGATAAAAAAGAACGTCCTATAGAAACGCTATTGAGAGAATGCAAAGAGGAAATGGGACCACTTCCTGATATTGCAAAAGTTCATCCATTGCACACGTTTTTAAGTGATGATAAAAAATTTACCTATAATACATTTTGTGTTACAGTTTTTGAAGAATTTATTCCTAGTTGTAATCATGAAAGCAGTGGATATTCATGGGTAGGTATAAACTGCTGGCCCAAGCCTCTACATCGAGGAGCAAGAGTTGTGTTATCAAACAAACAACTTGTTGACAAACTTACAACCATATATAAAAGAGAAAAAGATCAAACTGATCTGCCAAATTGGTTAGACACTTTTTGACTTTTGGCTATCACCTTTTGCAATACGAAAATTATCTTCAACACTGTCCGGTGTACTGACTTCTATTATAATACTATCGTCTTCCATTGCAACTAACTGATGAGGTGACATGGGCAAATTACGCCAAGTATCTCCTGTTTTTAAAACTGAACTAGACATTTCTGCATTGCTACAATCAAGTATGTGTAGCATAAAACTTCCTTTAAGTACATACCAACTTTCATCTTTTTCTTTATGAAAATGCAAGCTAAACTTAGAGCCTTTACGATCAAAGAACATTAGTTTACCACAATATTTTTCGTTGGTAGCCCAAATTAATTCTCGACCCCATCCTTTTTCTTGCACACCATTTAATTGTGTCATAATACTATCCTTTTGATTGTATTTGTAGTGCTTTGATTTTCTACAGTTGGTATAATTACAACTTTTGCAAGTTCATTACCAACTACAGTATCAACAGTGTAGTCGCCGCCTTTGGTTATGATATCAGGGCGTATTCTTTCTATTAGTTGCTGTGGTGTATCTTCATCAAACAAAATAACTTCATCGACAAAATCTAAACTCTCAAGCACTACTTTTCTATCTGTTTCGTTATTGATTGGTCTAGTATCACCTTTTAATCTCTTAACACTAGCATCAGTATTTAATCCTACTACAAGATGCTCTCCGAGTGCCTTACTTGCTTTGAGCATTTCCACATGTCCTCTGTGTAATAAATCAAAACAACCATTTGTAAACACAACTGTAGGACGAGGATCTAAGTCTTTCCAATGAACCACATATACCCCATTGTGTTGTACACTAACACCAGCACCTTTGTTAGCCATTTCACAAGCAAACTCTAAACTTTCGCCAAAGTCTAAAAAGTATGACATCACTGCTAAAAATGTATCACCTGCTCCTGTGACATCATATACTTCCTTTTGTTGTGTTGGATAATGTTTGCCATTTATCATGTAGCCATCTGCACCCATTGTTACAACCATATTTGTCTTTACACCATTATTGTATTCTTCGTATTCTTTTTTATTTGGTTTGATTACATCAGCACCTGTATACAAATCCAAATGTTGTTTGGGATCAACAATTACATAACAGCCATTACCTTTTAGTATCTTTATTAAACGTTGCGGATCTTGTATTGTACCTTTGTTATAATCACTTATGACCACTGTACAATTATGAACACGTTGCTTTACATAATCAAACAATGTGCTATTGTCGATTGTTTGTTCTCTATCAATTCTAGTAATATAATGTTTGTCAGCATAAATTCTTTGCTTTAGTGGCATGTGTGTACAAAACAGTTCTACGGGCCAATCCGTAGTGTCATTTCTATAACCAATGAGTGTTACATCATCTGTAAGGCTTTTTATGTTATTGTAAACATTTCCTGCACCGCCCAGCTTACGTTCTGTCTTTTCGTGTTTTACAACAGGCACTGGTGCTTCTGGACTAAGGCGTGTGCTTGTACCATACACATATTCATCTATAATAATATCACCAATTACTACAATCACAAATTAGCCTCAACAAATTCTTCTGGAGATGTAAAATCATAATTGATAAGTGTGTTAAGTTTATCATTATTACTACAAGTGTACATTTGATAAATGCCTTTCAAATCATCAGGCACTGGAATATGTTCTATAACTGCATTATAATGACTTGCAATTAGTTTTGCCCAATACTCAAAAGTATATGTTGTTCCTGTGCCAAGATTACATATAAAACTTTCATCATGTTGTAGACAATCATACATTATATCAACAACATCTTCTACACAAACAAAGTCACGTTGAACTTTGTCACTACCTTCAAATATCTTAATCACACCTGTATCTTTTGCTTGTTTAACAAAATTTGTATAAGGACTTCCCATGCCTATAGCTTGCTTATGACTTTCTCTGTTTCCGTATACATTAAAGAATCTCCAACTGTGTATTTTACAACCAACAGTGTTCCTAAAAATATTATCGCAGATTAATTTACTACTTGCATATAAATTTTTTGGAGCTTCGTTGATTGGATGCTCTTGTGTAGTTACATTATCTCCATACACACTGGCACTGCTAGCAAAAACCATTGTGTTACATTTACTTACAAGTTGTCTTGTAAAGTCTACATTACTAGAATATATTTTATTCCAGTCAGTTTCTTTTGTACTACTGTTAGCACCCATATGCCATACAACATCACTTTTGTCTATGTTGATTTCTAATAGTTCACTAGGATTAATAAAGTCTTCAAAAATTAATCCTGCTAGGTTTTTTGTCTTATTCATTGACAAAGTATCCACCAACAACACATCAGTGTGTCCTTGTTTGTTTAAATGTGCAACTAAATTACTGCCTACAAATCCAGCCGCACCCGTGACGATATGCATTGTTGACTCCTATTTTGTATAATTATATAGTAAAAATTTTATCATGTCAAGATTAACTATAAATATAATTATGCTAAAGTACATTAAAGAATGGATAAAAGATTACAATGAAGCTACAAAAGAGTTTCACAAAATGGGATTTTTTACGTTAGGCACATGGTTTGGGTCTTATACATATTTAGACAAAGAAATGTACAACGAATATCATGATAGACAAAGACAGATTTCAGAACGTAATAACCAATCTAAAAGGTAGTGGTAATTATAGAGTATTCAATGACATACTCAGAGAACGTGGAGAATATCCACAAGCAATTTACTACGGTCCTTACAATATTAAAAATATTATCAATTGGTGTAGCAACGATTACTTGGGTATGGGTCAACACAAAGTTGTGTTAGACGCAATGCATACTGCACTGGATCAAACAGGTGCAGGCAGTGGTGGGACTAGAAACATAGGAGGTACTAGCCATTATCATGTTGCCTTAGAATACGAACTGTCGAAATTACACAACAAACCGTCGTCTTTGTTATACTCCAGTGCTTATGTAGCCAACGAATGGACACTAATTGCACTTAGCAAAATACTGCCAGATATAGAATTTGTAAGTGATAATAAAAATCATGCAAGTCTTATTCAAGGTATTAGACATAGTGGTGCACCAAAACATATATTTGAACACAATGACATGGATAGTTTAGAACAAGCACTAGCAAAAGTAGAAGGTACAGCTTGCATTGTTTTTGAGAGTATCTATAGTATGGATGGATATACAAGCAAAGCTAAGGAAATAATTGATCTTGCAAAAGAATACCATGCTATAACCTATTGCGATGAAGTACATGCTGTTGGACTATATGGTGATACAGGTGCAGGTTATCTTGAACTTCAAGGATTACAAGATCAAGTAGATTTTATAAATGGTACATTAGGCAAAGCCTTTGGTTGTCAAGGTGGATATGTCTCTGGTGATGATGTGGCTATGGATGCAATTAGAAGTGTAGCAAGTGGTTTTATTTTTACCACAAGTATGAGTCCAGTAATATGTGCAGGTGCATTAAGCAGTATAAAATATTTGCGTAGTGAACATGGCGTTGAACTAAGACAACAACATCAAAATCGTGCTAATAGACTAAAGAAAATATTCAGACATAAGAATATTAATATGATTGAAAACGAAACACATATTGTACCAGTACTAATAGGAAATGCAGTACGTTGTAAACAAATCAGTGACACATTACTAAATGATCACAACATTTATGTACAACCTATTAACTATCCAACAGTACCACAAGGCACTGAACGTTTAAGATTTGCGCCAACACCAATGCATAGCAACGCGATGATTTCAGATCTTGCAGAAAGATTAGAGGAAGTAATATGAGTGAAATATGGGATAAACTTATAGCATGTGAACAAAAGATAATTGAAAAATGTGCTAGTTTAGGAGTGGAACAATTCGATGATCCAGAGTTTGATTGGCTCAATCGAGTATTTAAAGGAGAGCATTTTAGACGAGCTCATATTGATAGTGTTGATGCCAGAGCTACAAAAGGTTTGTATATGACTCATATTTGTGTATTTCCAAACTTTGATAACGATGCACCTATATACGGATTTGATATTATTGCAGGTAAAAAGAAAGTTACTGGTGCTTTCCATGACTATTCACCAACCATAGATTGGAATCATCCTATGTGTAATCTGTTTAGAGATTGTGTACAAAATTTAGAATGGCGTAAAGAAAGAGAATTGCCTGATTGGGCAAAAGCAATATTTTCTGGACACATGATTGCAGTAGGAAATGTTAACACAAGTGAAGAAATGGATCAAGTTGTAGAAATTGCACTTGATAATTTAGACATGTATTTTGAAGAATTACCAAAATATACTAACACTAATTACAATACTGCCTTAATTAAGGATCAGCAAAATAGATATTGTCATTATCAAAAACAAAATCCTCATACACCAAAAGTTATGGAGTCTTTAGGACTTGATCCAAAAGATGTAAAACATTTTATACAGGATTGTCTATTTCCTGAGGTTCATTCTTAATTGTCAATAACTTTTTATACTCTGGCAAATACAAATATTCAATATCACTTTGTTGCAATGTCCATAGTGCATCTTTCAAATCTTCAACCAAAGGTTCTCCACCTAAGTTAAAGCTGGTATTAAAAATAATCGGAATGCCTGTCCTAGTTTTCCATTCATTAATCAAATCATAATAATTAGGATTTTCTTCATAAGTTACAGTTTGTATTCTACATGTGTCATCAACATGTATAATAGCAGGTATCTTTTCTTTCACACCAGGTTGACAATTGACTGCATACATCATGTGAGGACTATCATTCATACCTCTTAAATCAAACCATTCATGTACATCTTCTGCAAGAATTGTGCCTGCAAAAGGTCTAAAATATTCTCTTCTTTTTACAGTGTTTACATGATCTTTTCCGTTAGGGTCTGTTGGGTCGTAAAGTATACTTCTGTTACCTAATGCTCTAGGTCCATTTTCACAACGTCCTTGGAATATACTTACAATGTTTCTTTCAACAAGTAAATCAACAACTCTAGTATTATCACAATCTTCTACTGTGGCATTATACTTGCTAGCAGTTTGATTAATTACATCATCAGAATAATTGTATTTAGGACCCAAATACAAACTAGATGGAGTTTTTTCCATAGACTCAGTATTTGTATGATAAAAATATAGTCCTGCACCCATGGCAGTACCAGCATCATTACTAACTGGCTCTACATAGATATTGATATCATCATCTTTAAGTGCTTCTAAATAATGATAGTTTGCAACACAATTTAATCCATAACCTCCACTTATAACCACATTTTTTGAACCACCCACTTCTACAGCTTTTCTTATTAGTTTTACCATTTCTTCTTGTGTTTGGGTTTGTAATGCATATGCCAGATCTCTTCTATTTTGTAATGTAGTCACATCTTGTGTTGCAAATTGATCAGCAGAAGTTTGTAATTCTGGATATATTTGATAATTTACAAATGCGCCGTTTGGATAGTTAGGTATAATTAAATTTCTATTTGCAAAAGAATCTAGACCATAATCATCAAATAATTTTGGTATATTCTCATTTGGTTTTCCATACGGAAATAATCCCATTGTTTTACCTGCTTCAATGGCATTAAAACCACAATAAGATGTTACTGCTTCGTAAACTTTTACAATACCAGGACGATCAGAAATTACAGTATCAAAAGTTTCAGGTCCAATAAGCGGGTCAGTTATAGTAATAGGACCTTGAAAATGTTCTTTTACATCTGTTGTTCCCATGTGTTTATACAATGTTTCGATATTAGCAGGATAACTACACCTAAAAATACTTTCAACTTCAAAACCAGTAAGTTTAACAGTTCCTTCTGAATTATTAAGAGGATAGAATGTACCAGCACCATCTACTATTAGTGCAACTGCTTCGTCAAAACCACTTCTATAAAATGCACAACTGGCATGAAGTTTATGATGTATTACAGATAAATCTATTAATTGGTCATGCATTTGTCCCATTGTATATTGAACATTTTGATCAATCAATCCTAGTTTTCTACCCAAAGCTGAATAAACATCGTCACCTGTAAAGTCTGTTAAAGCACCAGTTTCATGTATTGATTGAGTATGTGCTACTACAATATTATCAACTTTATCAGTGTATTCTAATGTTTTGACCATAGCCGCATAAGGACCACCATCATACTTTCTTCTGCTTAAACGTTCTTCTTCGATGCTGAAAACTATTTTTCCATCTTTAAGCAAACAGGCCCCAGCATTATGGCCTCTTGCTATAGCTAAAATATAGCCTGTTTTTTCCATTATTTCCTCACTTATTCTGATTTAATACTGCATAAGGTTGTTGTTTTTTTCCTAAATTATTAACGGCTTTTTGAATATAATCTAATTCTTTTTTCTGTTCGTCTTCTTTAGGTTGTTTTGTAAGCCCTAATTTATTTGTTACAGTTTTTATCACATCTTTTACTTGTGACTCATTCATTACCATAGCATCTTCGTTTGCTCTTTCTGAATCAAAATCCATTGTAATTCTAAAAGGATTGTAGAGTCTGCCTTTATCCTTTCCGTTATCAATGATAGTAAAATTTTTAGTATTTGGATAACTTATATTTTCAGGAAAAGTTGAACCTATTATTACTGTAGCTGGTTTTCCTAAAGCATGAGCATAGTGTTGTCCCATACTATCACAACCTAAAAAGTAATCACATGCTTTCACAATACCCATCCATTGCAATAGATTTGCTTGTGGTATAGCCGCACCCATCGCCTCTTGTGCTGGTATATTTACATTAGTCATCATAATGACAGCATAATGTTTTGAAAGTTCTTTTACTATTGTTATTATATCATTAAGTTCAATACTTCTACCACTTTCATCAATTAAGAATTCACCATTTATCTTTGCACCGCTTCCGAGAGGTTGAAAGACAACAGCTTTTTCTTTTCCTACTGATTGTTTGATTTGTTTTATTGTATTATACCCAAATGCTTGATCATTTCTAGAAATGCTTAATTCCATTGACTTTGTTTTAGGTATCTCTTCTGTGTTTCCATTTATAAGCATGTCAAATGCTTGAATCATGTTACATTGTTGATTGAAATATGCATTAAGTCTGTATGGTTCAGGACTTACAATTTCTCTATCTTTTAATTGATGTTGGAACAAATTTTTATGTCCAACAGGATATACATTTTCTCTGAGAATTGCACTTGCAAAAAACAGTTCATGCCATCCTTCTGCTACTATAACTACAGAATCGTCTGTATTTTGTTTATAGTATTCGAGAGCAGGAATAGCACATAAAACTCTACCTGCACCTCCATTAATAAAAAAGGCTTTTTTCTTTGACAAAATTTGCTCCAATTTTTATGAATACATAATTATATTACTACTAATTTAGCAGTAAGTTATAACAATGTCAATGGTTAAATTTACAATTACTCTGGTATTGGACCTTCAGCAACATCTTCTGACTGCATTGCATCCAAATTAGCTGATTTAATTGCATTGTGCTGTGCGACCAACTGCATAGGAATTTTAGGTGCTTCAAGATCCACTGGATTTATTCCTGGGTATTTCCAAGGTAATGCAACTTTTGATCTATATGCTTCTACTTCAGTTTTGTAATTTTCAAGTAGAGTAGCTTCAGAACTTTCTAATGCAAATTGATTTAAAATTTCAAGAAACATATCAGCTTTTCCAAGATATGTCCTCTGTTTAGGAGTTAGAGGATCTCTTAGGAATAATTCTAAGACAGGTACATTATCATCGTCTAAAATCCAACCTTTAAATGATCCATCTTCATTTAATTCACCTCTTGGTTTCCAATAGTAATCATGTATTGTCATGTTATTTTGTTCTTGATATACTGTTCCATCATCTAGTGTTACTTCGTCAAAAGTAGCTTCAGCATCATATTGTCTACCCCAAAATAAATCTGCAATAGGTAACAATTCAGGATTTGCATTTACATCTATTTCTACTAATAGTTCGCCATCATATACAGGTCCGTCTAATTTTTGTGTATAAGGTGAAGTATATCCATTGTTATCGTTTGGACAAGTTACTTTCAACACATCAGGCCCGATATAGGTGAACTCTTTGGTTTTTCCGCCAGAGAAATCATCTATATATGGTTCATCTGGTATTTTGAATGTGTATTTAATTTCTACATCTGCCATTTAATTTTCCTTATCTTATATGTATTTAGCATATTACTTAGTTCCAAGATACAATAACCATTCCTGCTTTACCTACATCACCTTTGTGAGTATTATTACCACCCATTGTATGTGTATATGCACCACCAAATCCTGGATGCCATGTCCAACCTGTTCCGTTACATCCTCCACAACAACAGTTACTTGATACAGACGCACATGAACAACCAACTTGACATCCGAAATGCAACCCTGTATCTGCATCTAGATGTGGTGGTCTTGTGTACCATCCATAGTTATTAGTATCATAGCATGTTCCACCGCCCATGCCTCTGAATCCATTGTCTACTCCATCTACGACTTTACAAGCTGTAGTGGCACAACTACAATAAGTGATATAGTTACAACAGTCAATCATTATTGGATAAACTCCACATGTTGAGCAACTGTTACTAAAGCACCAACCACCATAGCTACAATAACATGATCCTGAAGTTGTACAATATGGGTTTTGATGTCTACGACATGAGGAGCCTGGCATACCTGGAGCACTACTATTGACTCTTAGCCAGTTTTGACTATGACATTCTTGATGTTCACAATAGGCTCCATCCGCTTTAAAGCAACAAATACCATTTCCTGTTACACCTGACATACAACCATAACTTGGGGGGTTATTACTACAACACCATCTACAACAGGCGCATCCTGCACAAATTGTATATTGATCTCCTGGTGTAACCTTAATTGTTATTTCTGAATATGCGCCGTTAAAACCAAAATTAGCACCTCCACAGCAACAACCTGGGTTGGTTCCTTGACCTGCTCCCCATGCCTGGAATTTTGCTTGGGAGGCTCCAACCGGAACAGTCCATGTACACGTTGCACCTTCCCCACATTTCCAATTAGTACCGCAAACTTTAGTTCTATTTGTTTGACTTAATGGTTGTCCTGGAGTAGCTGGTAATTCAATACCATACCATTCTTGTTTTAGAGTAGTATTGTTACCTGCATAATAATCTGCCCTCAATTCTAAATATGCGTAGTATATGTCTCTTTGAACCACTGTGTTGCTTATGTCATACACAGCTTCAATAGTTTTATCTAAGTTTGTGATCGCAGTTCTAATATCAGATACACTTGGTGTACTACCACCTGTGCCTAATATTGTACCGTCTGTCCATTTATTACTGCCATTTCCGATGTATACAGAACCACATGCAGTTCCACTTCCAGCATAAGGACATACACACAAAGACATGTAACAATGATCAGTTAAATCACATAGCTTGGCGCTACCTGATCCAACTTGATAAGGTCCTGTTCCTGGATTGGCATCGATAATTTCTTTTACTTTTTGCTTCATGCTGAGTCCGTTAAAGACTGTTCTATAATCAATCTTTCCTGCTCCGCCGGCAACCGCTGAAGCAACTTTGTCTATTGCATTTTGTACTAGAATATCAGCCATTTTTGATCCATTCCTTTATTTTATTTAACTTGTTACCCATGATACTTGTACCATTCCTCCAGTTCCGTATTCACCATAAAACTGATTGGCTCCGCCCATAACGTGTGTAGCTGTTCCGCCCATTCCTGGATGCTTTGTCCACCCAGTTGCAAGTGTTCCGCCACAACAACTTCCACTTGTAAAGTAAAAACAGAAACAACCTTGATTATCTGCAAACATCCGTCCTGTATCTGCATCAATTACTGGTGCTCTAACATGATATCCGTAATGGTTTGTGTCAGTACAACCTCCACCATATAATCCTCTGTGTCCGTAGCAACCACCGTCTGTTATTACACATGCCGTAGTTGCACAGTTACAAAACTGTCCTCCACCATCAGTCCAACAATTTGGATAAACTTCTACTACCCCACATGTGCTACAACCTACTGCACAATATTCACTGTAACTACACCAACAATGTCCTGAGTTTGTACAATAAGTACTTCCCCAATACCAACATGATGCACCAGCATGTCCACTTTTGACTCTTGTACAACTTAGATTATAACAGTTTCCATTGTAACAAAATTCACCGTCTGCTTTCAAACAACATATACCATTTCCTGTTACACCTGACATACAACCGTATCCTGGAGTTACATTTGAACAACACATTATTGAACAAGAACATCCGGCACACATTACATACTGATCTCCGGGTGTAACCTTTATTGTCATTTCTGCATATGCTCCATGAGAACCTCCATTGGAACCTCCACAGCAACAACCTGGATTAGATCCCATGCCTGCTCCCCATACCTGAAATCTGGCACAAGTTGCTCCAGCTGGTACAGTCCATGTACATGTTGCACCTTCTCCGCTTCTCCAACTGCCACCACATACTTTGAGATAGTTTGAATTACTGATTCTAGATCCCTGTGGGAAACTACCACCTACTCCATACCAAAATTGTAAAACCTGTGTATCAGCGGCATCTGTATAAAATTTTAATAGTCTCCAATAGACTAATATTATATCATTTTGTACATTAGTGTTATCTGCTCCATACATTGAATCCAGTAATTTAATTCCATTCACTGAAGCTTCTTTAGTTAATATTGCCGCTCTGATTTGTGCTGGTGTTTGTGATGCTCCACCTGGATTACCTGGTAACACTGTACCATCTCTCCAAACACCTTGTCCACCCATACAATGAGATGTACAACTTGTTCCTGATCCAGAGAAACTACATGTACATAATGATATTTTTTCTGAGCATGAAAGATCACTTATTGGCTGAGTTGCTGAACCGCCTCCACCGGTATTATAAGGACCAGTAGTTTTGTTTGCATCAATTATTGCTTTGACATAATCATAAAGTTCAGAGCCAAGTATTGGCTTGTATATAATATTGGTTGTACCTTCATTAATAGCTTGCTGAACATCTTTAATTGCATTATGTACTAGTATATCTGCCATGTGTAATTCCTATTCCTTTATATTTATGTTACCGTAACTGTCAATACTTTACCGTCACTATCATAAGTTGCGGCAATTGATTTTTGCGTACCTGTTTGTGATAATTCATCGTAACCTGTAATATTATTATCTGAATTGTAAGCAATGTTTGAATATGTTACTGTTTCATTTACTGCCGCAGTAAGTTGTCCAGATGCATTTCTTGTTACATTACTACTATCAAACGGTGCTGATAATCTAGCATTGTTCGCCGCCGCGATTGCTGTCTGTGTTTGTGTATCAACATAAGTTTTTACAGCTTGTTCAGTTGGCACCGCTGTATTACTGTTACCTGCAAGTGTTCCGTCACTACTAAATTCGTTAATACTTTCACCTAGCTGAGCACCAATACTACCCAATCTCAAACTTGTCAAACCACTTAAATCAAATGCACTTGCATCTAATGTAGCTCTACCAGTTGATTGGTCAACTCTAAAATAGTTACCAACTCTAAAGTTACCATCTTGGTCTGTGCTAACATAATAAACACGACCTGGATATGTCTCTGTTACTTCTTGTCCTTGAGCAGGTGGTTGTGTAGGCTCTCCTGGATAGTTGGTTGTTGCCCTACCGCCAGTACCTATACTCAAGAAGTCATGACCAGTTAATCGTGTTTGACTATACTTGTATCGTAATCTAAACATCTGTCCATAATATGTATCACTTGTGACTGGTTTTTCAGTGGCTATAGTAACTGTTGCTGTACCTAATATTGTAGGATCACTACTTGCAATATATCCAGTAACATTAGATACAATATAACTTACTGTGTCTAAACCTGTATTTTGCGTTGCACCGATATCAGCGTTGTCTATTGGTGAATATGTTGGTCCTGTTACAAATTCAATACTTGCACCTGCTCTTGGTACTTCAGATAGTCCTGCAAGGACAAGACTAAAACCATATTGACCTTTGCTACCATTTACATTGGCTACAGTAGCACTCTGACCATCTTGTGCGGTAATTGTACTACCAGCTGTGACCAGTTCAGTTCTATACATTCCGCTAAATCTTTCCCAATAAGCACTATCTGTACTGTGTTGTGTAGTTGTTCTATACACAATAGTTGGTTTATCACTTGTTGCTGTTTGTATATTATTTGTAATTGGTGTTCCTGTATAGATGTGATCTGTAACATTACTGCTTATACCAACATTGACTGTGACTGTAGTAGAAGTTCTTTGCAGTATTTTCACAAATACACTTGCTTTTGCAGGATCAGAGCTTCTTGGATAATCGTGATTGGTCGCATGACTGTCCTGAGCACAAGTAAATCTCATACTGTCTTGTAAAATTTCTATATTATCGCCCACTTGTAAATTATGTGAACCAATTGTAATTTCTAAAATACCTGTTGTTGGTGCATACACGGCATTTGAGGATGTGTAACCTTGTCCACCACCCATACCTGAGTGATTATAACATACTGCATAAAGTTTTGCACTTGCTGGTGCGGCTCCTACAACCCATACCTCTCTTGCAGTTGCGGCATTAAATCCTGTATTATAATCAGCCAATGATGCTTGCTTAACACCATCTAAATAATATTCAACTGCATTTCCTGACAAACCAGTTGCGGCATCTTTGGCTGGAGCATATTCTGTTCCACCCCCATGTATACCATCTTGTGTTTCGCTAAAGTAAAGCGGATGGTTGTCATTACTGTCATCATTTTGTTCGAATATATATAATCTATGTTTTGTATCTAGTTCTTGTGATCCTAGTTCTTCACCATCGAAAAGATATCTATTACCAGCACCACTGTTTCTAACTGATACTTTGATTGTTTTTCCTGTGTATCCTTTTACAGTTTCATTTACAACAAGTCTATGTTCTGTGCTTGGTTGAATGTTTGTTTGAATATTTGCAATTTTAGATTGTGTTTGTAAAATTTTAATCATTTTACCTGTACTAAACGATGTACCTGTGACCAATCTACTTGCTGTACCACCACTTACATATGCAGAGAATCCTGTTCCATCTACTGTAGTTGTAAGTCCAGCATCACTGTAAAGTTCAACTGTATTTGCTGTAACATTGTTGGCATAATAATCATTTCCATTTAGTTCTGTCATACCAACAACACCATTAATATTTTTTATTAGTTGTCCATTTGTATATCCATGTCCTGTCATTGTAACAACAACTGGATTGGCTCTTGTAGCATCACTAATTGTTTCTGTCTGTGTACTCCATCCATTAATACTACTACTGTCAAAATAATTTGTTAAATCAGGGTTGGTACAAACCTTAAAACTTGTTGTATCTATAACATCAACATACCAAGTTCTGTTGTAAACATTTGTAGTGCCATGACTACCTAGTGTTAGTGCCCATGCACTTGGAAGAACATCTTTGAATGCAACCATATCACCGTCAGATAATCCATGCACTCCGCCCAATGTAGCTGTACCACCGCTTGTATATGCAGTAAATGTTGTAGTATCTACAATACTAAAACTGTCTGCATCAATCACTGTGATTGTGTAAGCATTTCCGTTTACTTCTGTCATTCCGGCAACGTTAGCAAAACTAATAGATTGTCCTGTTGCAAATCCATGAGCTGTAGCTGTCACTACACCCGGATTTGCGGCTGTGATTCCTGTTACAGTAGCATCTAGTTGTGTTGTAATTTTCATTTGTGGATCAATACTTACAGCCGTAAATGGTGCTGTGTCTGTATTTGCACTACCGTAAGTAAGTGTATCTCCAACTGTAAATCCGTCTGAAGTATTCAGTGTGCTTGCTGTATATCTTATTGTATCACCAAAAATGTATCCAGTTGCCGCAACTTCACTTGCATCATAACCAGCACTTAAGGCACCATATCTACCATAGCTGTTATTACCATTCAATGCACGGATTTTACCTCCGCCTGTAGTTGCGTATCCATAATCACAATAGTAAGTAAAGCAAGAAACAATCTCGCTTAAACCGTTGTTGCTTACCCAAAAACCTATTCCACCATCGTGTACTTGTGTAAATGTATGAAATACCATACTGCCTGGTGTACCTGCGGCAACTACTGAACCATCAATAATTGCTCCTACGGCACCAGTACTAAATGCACTTGATTCTTTGATATATGGTGATTTAAGTATTGTTGCACCAGGTTTCAATCTTAAATAGCAACCTTTAACTGTGCTTGTTGTTGGATCACCTGGAGTACCAATTTGATAACCTGTTAGACCTTTCAGTAATAAACCTTCGATCATTACACCACTATCTAAAAAGAACATGGTTTCTTCTTCATTTGGAATACCGTTATCACCATTTCCAGCGGCTGG